AACAAGGGCAGCTTGCCGAACACCAACACCGACTGGTCGAACATCGACGATTACGGCAACGTCCACATCGACGGAAACGTGCGGCAGGGTGCTGGCATCCAAGGCCGCCTTATCAGCGACTTCCCGGTGGGTCCGCCCTATTACTACTACAACAACATGAAGATCAGGGGCAACATCGTGGCCTCTGCGGTGCTGACGAACGGCCTTTCCGCCGACCCCCTGAAAAACAGCTTTGTCTATGCCAACACCACTGTCCGGTATGACCTTGCGGACCCTGACAACCTTGCGGCGGTAAATGTCCGGGTTTCTGGCACGCGCACGACGATGATTGGGAACAATATTTCGGAAGGGATTATCAGCAATCCACCCAATGTGAGCGATGGCACAGACCCGGCTGATGTGGACACCACGACCTATCCGAACCTCGCGCTCGGCACGCTGGGCGCATCGACGGCTTATTCTACCGTGTTTGCCGGGGTCAATGCAGGATCGCCGCTGCCGGTGACGCTGGACGAAGCGATTGCCTATTATCAGCCAATGCCCGCGCACGCCGACAAGGGCGCGACGAAAACGGGCTATATCAATTACAGCGCCCGCACGATCAACGAGGCTATCGAGCCGCCCTTTGTGCGGTTTTACGATGTGACGGACGCCGACCCCTCAACGCCCTATGGAAGCGGGTTTGCCTATCTGATGGGTGGGCCTGTGAGCAAGACGATTGTGGTGCCAAGCGGCGCTACCATGCAGGTGAGCGACACGGCTGACGGCGCTTCGCCCACCACCTACAATCCCGGCTCGCACACGGCCGATTTCCGCGACAAGTTTTTGCAGGTGACGCTGACCAGCGATGCGGGCGACGGCGCGACTGTGACGAAAACGCTGGATATTGATGGCTATTCGTTCGGCTTCTCGGTGACGACCATCGACAACAGCGAGTTTCCGCAGGTGGAGTTTGACGGGCTGACGGCTTATGCACAGCCAGTCGGCGCAATGGGCACGGACGGGCGCTACCTGACTATAGCTCTCCGTGGTCGCTTCCCGGCCAGCAATCCCGCTGCCAATACTAACCTGTTTAACAGCGTCAACGGAAGTGCTGGTGTGATGTGGAGCCTGCTGACCACCGGCAAAATGCGCCTGATATTGCGAAACGCTGCCGGGACCGCTGTGGCCACTATCGACCACAACGGCGCTTCGGTTTGCGATGGACTGGAGCATGAGTTTCTTGTTTCGATTGACATGGAGCAGACGACCAAAGCGGCGGGTGCCAGCCTGTATCTTGACGGGGTTGACCAGCTCACCACCACGGGCGCTTGGGCAGGTGGGCCGGGCGTGGTCATTGGCTACAGCCGGACTGCTGGCGCAATCCAGACCGCTTTTGGTGGGCAGGCGGCAAAGATCAACGACTATGGGCACAAGATGTTTTATGCAAACATCACCGAGCGTGCAGACCTGACCAGTGCGACGGTGCGCGGCAACTTCACCCCGGCCAATATCGCCAACGATGGTTCGGGCGTGACGGGCACACAACCGCACACTTTGCTGGTTGGCAACGCTGGCCAGTGGAACGCGGGCGGCGGGATCAACTTCGGCAGCGGCGCGGCTTACACGGTGGTTGCGGGCGGCGTGACAGACACTGTGCCGGGGCAAGACCCGTGGTGATTAGCCAGTTCAGGCTCTTTGCCCTGCTGGGCGGCGGCGGGGCGGTGATTGCCGGCGGCATCTGGCTTTCGTCGGTGCTGGGTGAGCGGGCGCGGCTGCGGGACCAGGCGGCTGATGTGAAGGCCTGTGTGGCGGCGGTGAAGGGCGGCGGCGACGTGCTGATCTGCCCGCAGCCGATTGCCGATGCGGCCTCGCTCGCTCGCCGCTACGATGCCTGCGACGCCGCACTTTCGGCCGGTGAGGCTTACGGCGTGCAGGCGGCCTGCCCGGAGGCGGTGAAGCGCCGTGATGCCGAGGCGGCAGCCGCCACGCACAATGCCGCGCAGCTGGCGGCCGAGCTGGCGCGCACCCGCGCCCAGGCCAAGGCCGCACTCAGCCGCGCCGAGGCGCGCACCCAGACTATTTTGCGAAAGGAAGCCGATGCCAACAAGGCTCTCAACCGCGCGCCGACTGGCCCTGCTGGCGGTGTGCGCTGCGATGATGACTGCCTGCGGAGCCTCTTCGGTGAGTAGGGCCAAGCCGCTGCCGCGCGCTGCCGATCCGGTGGTCGTCCGCCAGATCGAGACGCGGCGCGAGTGCCCGGCCGAGCTGCTGAGCGAGGTGGCCGGCGCCCCGCCGCGCCCGGCAGGTGGCTGGCTTGAAGGCGACCGGCCGACGATGGATTGGCTGGGGCGCTTCGCGCGCTGGGCCGAGGACACGGCGGTGCGGCTGCGCGCCGCCCAGGCCCAATGTTTTTGAGCGGCGGCATGGACGTGGTCGATGAAGCCGCAGTGCTGATCGAGGCCGAGCGCGCCGAGGGCGTGGCGCGCGCCCAGCGGGCACTGGCCGGCGCCGGCGGGGCGCACTGCGCGACGTGCGGGGATGAGATTGCCGCCCGTCGGCGGGCGGCGCTGCCTTCGGCGGTGCGCTGTGCGCGCTGCCAGGAGGAGACGGAGAGAGCGGCGCAGCCATCGCGCGGCCGCAGCGGGCGATTTGAGGTGGAGTGGTGAACGTGGAGATGATCGGCCTGCCGCAGGGCACTTACTGGCTGCTGGCGGTGTGCATTTCGCTGGCGAGCTGCGCCATCTCGGTGGCCACGTTCCGCCGCGCCGGGGACTGGCGCAAGACCGAGGCGGGCAAACAGGCGCACGACAACATTCTGGCGATCGATGGCCGGGTGTCGAAGCTCGAGCACCAGATCGAGGGCTTGCCGGCCAAGATCGGCACGATGAACGACCGGCTGCGCGATGTTGAGCAGCAGCTGCGCCACATGCCCACAAAGGCGGAGATCGCCACGCTGTCGAGCGAGATGGAGGCCGTGCAGGACGATGTGCGGCTGGTGCGCGGCGGGATCACGCGGATCGAGGACTTTTTGCTGAGGATGAGCAAGCCATGACGAGCTATGCCGACAATCTGGCCGCCGAGCGCCGGCGCGCCATCCTGGCGCTGATGGTGGACGGCAGCGACCGCGCCAATGAGCGGGTGCTGTTTCAGGCGCTGCGGGCGCTGGGCCTGGGCACCGGGCTGGAGCAGGCAGGCGTCCGCGCGCTGCTGGTCTGGCTGGAAGCGCGCGCCTGTCTGACCACCGAGATCGTCAGCGACACGATCATGGTCGCCCGCATCACCGACCGTGGGCGGCTGGTCGTTGACGGCGCGCTCAAGCTGGACGGGGTCGCTCCGCCCTCGGCGGTGATCTGATGGTTGTGCGTCGCCGGCGTGGCCGCCACCAGCCCAGCACGGTCGACCTGCTGGACAAGGAGCTGCGCGACCTTGTGCAGGAGCTGCTCGACCAGAATGTGATCCTCGACGACATCAAGGCCAAGCTGCGCGAGCTTGGGACCGAGGTCAGCCGGTCGGCGCTGGGGCGGTTTGCGCTCGACTACCGCAAGACCAGCGCGGTGATCAACGAGCAGCGCTCGCTGGCCAAGGCGCTGTCCGAGAATGTCGACCCCGGCGATGAGGGCAAGCTTGCCGAGATGAATATCGAGCTGGCGCACTCCGCGCTCACCACCGTGCAGCTCGCCGCGATGAACGGCGAAGGCGCGCAGCTCGATGCCAAGGAGACGATGTTCTTCACCTCGGCCATCAAGAACCTGGTCAGCGCCAAGGCCATGCTGCTCGATCTGCGACGCAAGGCCCGCGAATATTGGCTGAAGCAGGCGCTGAAGGCGATCGACAAGGTCGCCGCCGACAAGTCGAAGGGCCTGACCAAGGAGACGGTGGACGCGATTTATCACGCCGTTCTGGGGGTGCAGTGATGGACCGCAAGCCGCCTTTCCTGATCGACTATCTGCACGAGGGGCGGCGCTTTGCCTTCATGCTGCTGGGGCCGGAAAGCTGGGCCGAGGCGGAGGCGCACCTCGCCTCGATCCGCGCCAATGCTTTGGTGGAGGGCAGCGATGTTGCGCTGATCCCGGTCGAGGCGGTGGCCGCACTGGCGGAGACGGTGCTGGCGCAGCTGAGCAAGGCTGGCCGCGCGGCCGAGCTGATGGACGCAGGCGCTGCCATTCTGGCGGCAGCGAGCGTCCAGGCGCGCGGCGGGACTGGTGATGCCGAGCAGCTTGCGGTGGCACTGCTGCGCGAGGCGTCGTTCTGATGCGCCCCGCACCGCTCCCGCTCACTGGTGAGGCCGCCGCGATTGCCGGCGAGCGCTGGAATGTCGAGGTGCTGCACGTCTCGAAACTGGGCGAAAAACGCTGGGTGTTTTTCGCCGGGCCGTTCGCCCAGCAGTGGGACGCGGTGCACTACAAGAACAGCCGCCGCCGCTTCGGCGGGCCGGACTACCGCGTGGTCGAGGTGAAGCCGTGAGCGCGCCGGCGCAGACCTCGCCTGCCCAGGGCGCGGCTGAGCGTGAGGCAGCGACGGTGGCGTTTGAAAAGCTGCCGCCGGGCGAGCTGCTGCTGAAATATCAGGTCTCGTCGGTGGCGGAGCTGAAGGCCGGCACGGCGCTGGTGGTGATCGAGAAGAGCCGCCGCATCGGCTTGACCTGGGGGTTGGCGGCAGCCGCTGTGCTGCGCGCCGCTGCCCACGGCTCGGCCGGCGGCATGAACGTCTGGTACATGGGCTATGATCAGGAGATGGCGCGGGAATTTGTCGATGCCTGCGCGATGTGGGTGCGCGCCTTCAAGCTGGCGGCCGAGGCGCAGGATCAAGAGCTGATCGAGGACGACGAAAAGGGTGCGATTGGCGCCTTTCGCATTCGCTTTCCCAGCGGCTTCAAGATTGTGGCGCTGCCCAGCGTGGCGCGGGCGCTGCGCGGCAAGCAGGGGCTGGTGATCATCGATGAAGCCGCGTTCCACAAGAGCCTCGCTGAAGTGCTGAAGGCCGCACTCGCCTTTCTGATGTGGGGCGGCCAGGTGGTTGTGGTTTCGACGCACGATGGCATCGGCAACCCATTCAACGAGCTGATCGACGAAGTGCGCGCCGGGCGGCGGCGCGGCGTGGTGCGCACCATCACCTTCCGTGATGCCATCGAGCAGGGCCTCTACGACCGGATCAAGCTGGTGACCGAGATCAAGGGCGGCGCCCTTGCCCCGCTTGAAGAATGGGAAGCCGATATCCGCGCCACCTACGGCGATGCCGCCGAGGAGGAGCTGGACTGCATTCCCAAGGCCGGCAGCGGCAGCCTGATCAAGCCTGAGGACATTGCAGCGGCAGAGCATCCCGAGGCCGGGCGGCCGGAGCTTTACGGCGGCGGCCTGTATTTTGGCGGGCGCGACGTTGCGCGGCGGCGCGACGGGGCCGTGCAAAGCGGGCTGGAAATGGTCGGCGATGTGATGTGGGAGCGCGACTTTTATGACGAGGTCGCCGTCACCTTCGCGCACCAGGATGCGTGGATGGACGACCGCTTTGCCGACCGCCGCGTGGTCCAGTTCGGGATCGATCAGACCGGAATGGGCGAGAAGGTGGTAGAGGACGCCAAATTGCGCTGGGGCGAGCGGATCGTCGGCTTTCTGCTGACCGGGCCGATGCGGCTCAACCTCGGCCTGGCGCTGCTCGATGGCTTTGAGCGCGGGCTGATCCGCATTCCGCCCGATCCGCGCCGGCGCGCCGACCTGCGCGCCATCAAGCGCGCCGGCACCAGCGCTGGCGGGCTGCGCCTGGTCAATGACGAGACGGTCCATGCGGACTATTTCTGGGCGCTGGCCATCGGCTTTTACCTCTCGCGCCAGCCTCTCATGGCCTTTGATTATCGTGCCGTCGGCAAGTCTGGCGGGCAAAGCGCGGCGCGATCAGGGGCTCCGGGGCGGCTGGCGATGCGGCCGGACCACAGCGGCGACGTTCCGGCCAGCGGCGCTGGTCGGCGCAGCACTTTCTGAAGGACGAGACCATGGCCAACCCACCCACCATCTTCAGCGCCGACGGTGTGACCCCGCTGCGCCAGGCGATGAACACCGAGATTGCCGGGCCTTCGATGATGACCGGGCGCTCGGTGGCGACCGGCAACCCTTCGGCCGGGCTGACCCCGGAGCGGCTGGCAGCGATTTTGCGCGCCGCTGAAGATGGCAACATCATCGATTATCTGGAGCTGGCGGAGGCGATCGAGGAAAAATATCTGCACTATCTGGGCGTGCTCGGCACCCGCAAACGGCAGGTCAGCCAGCTGCCGGTGAGCGTGGAGGCGGCGAGCGACGATCCGCTTGACCAGGCGAAGGCCGATCTCATCCGCGACTGGCTGCGCCGCGACACGCTCGAGCCCGAGCTGTTCGACATGCTCGACGCGGTGGGCAAGGGCTACAGCGTCACCGAGATCGTCTGGAAGCTGGGCGCTGATCGCTGGCTGCCCGAAAAGCTCCTCTGGCGCGATCCGCGCTGGTTCGAGCCAGACCGGCTGGACGGCACGACGCTGCGCCTGCGCGGTGCGGGTGCGCCGCAGCCGCTGCAGCTCTACAAATTTGTGGTGCACGTGCACTCGGCCAAAAGCGGGCTGCCGATCCGCGGCGGGCTGGCCAAGCCGGTGGCCTGGGCATGGCTGTTCCAAAGTTTTGCGCTGAAGGACTGGGTGAGCTTTGCCGATATTTATGGCTTCCCGGTGCGGCTGGGCAAATATCAGCCGGGCTCGACCGAGGATCAGATCCGCAAGCTGATGCAGGCTGTGGCCAATGTCAGCCACGATGCGGCCGCCGTCATCCCCAACACGATGGAGTTGGAATTTATCTCCGCCCAAGCGGGCAGCACGGCAGACGTGTTCCAGCAGCTGGCCGAATATCTGGACAAGCAGGTGAGCAAGGCGGTGCTCGGCCAGACCGGCACCACCGACGGCGAGAGCGGGCGGCTGGGCGGCGGCGCAGGGCGCGAGCACGGCGAGGTGCGCGCCGACATCGAGCGCGCCGACGCCAAGCTGCTGGCCGCCAGCCTCAACGCCCAGCTGGTGCGGCCGATCATCGACCTCAATTTCGGCGCATCTGGCGGCAATTATCCGATGATCACCATCGGCCGGGAGGATGATGAGGAAGAGTTCGACACCTGGCTGGGCGGGGTGGAGCGCTTTGTTGACCGGGGCGGCCGGGTGGCGCAATCTGTGGTGCGCGACCGGCTGGGGATCGAGGACCCTGGCGCCGATGAAGCGCTGCTCAGCCCGCTTTCAGCCACGCCTGCGCAGAACGCGCCACTGGACGCCTCACCAGCGCCGGCCGCCACCAACCCCCCAAAAACGCCCTTACCCGGCCTCTCACGCCCCTTAAAGCCTCTCACGGGCGCTTTGTCGGACGCAGCCGCCGCTCCGATTACGGCTGCTGCCGCTGATCTGACCGGGGCCCAGCTGGAAGGCGACGATATTCAGGCGGCGGCGGTGGCGCTTGTCGACGCCGAATGGGAGGAGATGATGGCGCCGATGATTGCCCCGCTGATGGATGCGATTATGGCTGCCGGCAGCTATGAGGAGACAGCGGATGCCATGATGCGGGCGCTGCCGCGAATGGACGTGACCACGTTGGCTGAGCGGCTTGAACGGGCGGCCTTTGCAGCGCGCGCGCTGGCGCTGACCGGGGCGGACCGCTCGCAAGTCGAAGCTGAGGACGCCGAAGCTGAGAGCGGTGCAGGTGGCCAGTAATCCGCCGAACGATCCGGAGGATGATGGGCCAACGGGCGGGGGCGCGCCGGTTTCGCTGCGGGCGCCGGTTTCGCTGCGCGCGACGGTGTCGCTGCCGCCGCGCCAGACGGTCGAGGTGCTGGCCAGCAAGGGTTATCGGCTGACGACAAATTGGCAGGAGATGATGCATGAAGAGCATGAGCGCGCCTTCACTGCTGCCAAAATCGCCCGCTACGACATTCTGGAAGCGCTACGCGGGAGCATGGCCGAAGCCGAGGCGGCGGGGATGTCTCGCGATGAATGGGTGAAGACGGTGGAGCCGCGCCTGCGCGAGCTGGGCTGGTGGGGCGATGTGCGCGACGCGAGCATCACGGGCACCGACCGGCTGGTGCGGGTGAATGCACGCCGGCTGAAGCTGATCTTCGACACCAATATGCGCTCGCGCCGGGCCACTGCCCTTTGGCAGCGCATTCAGGCTTCGAAGAAGCTGATGCCCTGGCTCGTCTACAAATCGCGCGATGATGCGCGGGTGCGGCCCGAGCATCGGGGCTGGCACAACACGGTGCTGCCGGTCGATCATCCTTGGTGGCAGACGCATTTTCCGCCCAACGGATGGAATTGCCGCTGCACCGTTGTGCAAATGTCGGACGGGATGCTGGCGCGGGCCAAGCTGAAGCCAAGTGCCGGGCCGCCCGATGATGGTCCGCCGCGCCGCTTTCGCAACAGGGCGACAGGCGAAGTGAGCGAGGTGCCGCGCGGCATCGACCCCGGCTGGGCCTATGCGCCGGGGCGGGACTATTTCGAGGGGCTGAAGCCTGCGCCGCTGGACGGCCCGATCTCGCGGCCAGCGCTGAATGCACGGGGGCCGGACGGCCCGCTGACGCCATTGCCGCCGCCCCGCAATGTGCCGGAGGGCGCGCTGCTGCCGCGCGAGATGAGCGACGAGGATGCGGTTGCTGTGTTCAAGGAAGCCTTTGAAGGTGTGTCGGCCGAGATCGATGGCGTTCTGGTGTTCCGCGACAAGCTCGGTGAGCCGCTGGTGATCAGCAACGATTTCTTTCAGGTGCGTGGCGTGACCAAGCTCACCGGCGATCGGCGGGAGGCCATAAACCTGCTCGCCTGGACTGTTCAGGAGCCGGATGAAATCTGGTGGGTGTGGGAGCGGGTGAAGGACAATCGGGTGAAAGGCGGCCTGCGCTACCGGCTGACCCGCCGGTATGTCGCTCGCTTCAATGTGGAGCGAGAGGAGCGCGCTGTGGTCGCCGTCATGGAAGTGAGCAAGGAGGGATGGCGGGGCGTGACGGCGTTTCCATCCAAGGACCCCGGCTATGCGGATGCCGAGCAGGTCCGCGGCGGTGTGCTGGCGTGGCGGCGGGAATGAGGGCGGCGGCAACAGGGGCTGCCGAAACGAATTGGGGCGCCGGTTGCCCGGCGCCCCTTGCGTTTCTGCCTGTCTTTGGAGGCCCACCGCGGCCGCATGACACAGGCCGGCGCGCATCGCCGTGCAGTGCGCGGGATATGCGCCTTGGGGCGGCAAAAATCAACTGAGGAGGAAATGATGATCTCGATGCAAGACAGGCTTTGCCGTTACATGGGGGAGCGGCTAGTGGCTCTGCTGCCAGATCAGGCGCCCTCCGACCAGCGGTCTAAAAATGCGCGGACCTCGGGCAAGCCGACCATTGTGCCGTTCGACACGCGCTCCGCTTCACGCACGGCGCTATGCATTGCCGCAGCGATCTCGGTCTTCGCATTGGCGTCGAGAATGCCGCGCTTATCAAGTTGATGCAGCAGCGCGAGAACGCCAGAAAGGGCAATGCTCGCCGGCTGCACTGCCAGCTGCATCAATTGAAACATGTCGGGTTCTTCGGCCATGGCGATTCGCTCCGGTTGGGGGCGGGCATTGCAGCGGCTGGCGGCGCGGGAGTCCAGCTTACCAGCAGTTCAACGTGGAGGTTACGACCGAATTTCCGCTCTCCATGCTGCCGGTCGTCGATGTGCTTAATTGGCACGTATGTGACGAGCTGAAGCCGTTATTGCTCCCGCGATTGGAGCCGTAATAGGGTTTCGGGGCTCTGCCGGTTGCGACCATCCAACCTCGAAATCTATTCAAAACCTCTGGCCACTTCACGCCGCCATTTTTTGTCTCTTCAGTAATGAGTTGCTTGATACGCCAGCGAGACGCGTCTTCGGTGACATCCATCGCCCATATCTCTCGAAGGAACCGCCAGTAGCGCTCCGCCCATTCCTCGGGGCAGGTTGGGCCGAGAAGCGGCGGACAAGCCTTGGCGGCCAAAGCGACGGCTTCCTCTCTTGTAGCGACAGGAAATGGACCAGGATCTTCTTGTGGATTTATCTCCTGTGACATTGCCTCCTGCGCGTGTGCAGCAGCAGGTGCGGCGGAGATTAAAACCAAACAGATCATCAATCGCATGACGCTCGCCTCCATAACGCTGCAAGCTTGACGAACGGGCCGGGCGCAGGCAAGCTTTTTGACGGTGCTGAAAACACCATCGAGCGGCGATCGCTCCGACACTGCGATGTTCCGATTTTCAGAACGGACCATCCCCTGACGGCTCTCGCCGGGAGTGCGCGAATAAAATACCCGCAAGGGGAATAAGCGCGCGTGTCTCGATCACGTTTTCAGCTCCCGGTTCTGGTCCGGTACCAGCGCACCAACGCGGGGCACGCCGTCCCTCGTTGGCCTCCTGAAAAGAGGATCGATGATGATTATCAGCAAAGAGATTGAGGTATTCGAGGACGCGCAACTGGAGGTGGTCGGTTTAGGTGGCGAGAGGTGGTTGAGGGGTCCGCAGATTGCGGGTGCCTTGGGCTTCAAAAACCCGTCGAAAGCCATCTCCGACATCTACTCGCGGAACCGCTCTGAGTTTGATGACACTTGCACTCTTGTCATCGAAATGCCGACCAACAGCGGTCGCCAGCTCGTCCGGCTCTACAACGCCCGAGGTGCCGCGCTGATCGCCATGAAGGCGAACACGCCGAAGGGCGAGGCCTTCAGGCGCTGGGTGCTCGACGTGCTGGAAGGAAAGGCAGCGGCCGACACGGGGCCTGTGACGCCGGCCAGCGACATGAACGGCACGGTGGCCTATCGACTGCGTATGATGTTTCTGGAAGCGCCAAAGATGCGGCAGCTTATTCGCCACAGGGTGCAGGGCCTCAACACCGGCGAGATCGCCAAGCTGCTGGATGTGTCGCGCGGCTATGTCTCTGGCCAGCTGCGCGTGGCGGAGTATCTTGGCCTGATCGAGCAGGACCCCAAGCTCGAAGTTTACAGGGCTGCCCCGCAATATCAGAAGTTCCTCAAGGGCAAGGCGGACTATTACCAGCGACAGAAAGCCAAGAAGGCGGCGGCGGCCAAGGCGCTGCCCGCGCCTGGCACCGGCAACACCGGCAGTACTGGCGATAGTGGGGAGGGCCAGCGCCATGACTGAGATCGGCTGGAAGAAGGACGCCATGGCGGTGTTGAAGGCGGAGCTGCGGGCGCGCTCGGGCGCTGTGGGCGACGACAGTTTGCGCGCACACCTGAATGCGCAGGCCATTCGCGGCCTGGCAGCGATTGCCGGGCAAGCCGGGCAGCTCAACAATCTGCATGGCCCCGATCTGGAGGCGCTGCTGACGGTGATTGCCGAAAATGTCGAGCGTGCCCAGCTTTCGGCCGAGCTGGCGGCCTTGCGGCGCGCCTGAGGCAAACCGGGCCTGCCCGCCGCCCTGATGATAGGGCCCTGATGATGGGGCTTGCGGGCAGGCCCCACTTTCCAACTCGGCATTGCCGCGCCATAAGAGGCCCCTGAGAAGCGGCTGAGCGGCCTCCAAGCGCTCGCTGATCGCCGCTCAATTCAGCCCTGTCGTTCCAGCCAGTGATTTGCCGTCCGGGTGCGGACGGCATCGCCCGTGCCGGGCTGGTTCATCACAGGCTGGTGATCGGCTCCATCTTCTCTTCGCTCCGTGCGCGTGCCCTTGCGACGGCTTCGGCTGTCGGCTCTGATGAGCTGGTGACGGCGGGCGCGGCGGCGGTTGAAGCGCCGGATGACGGCGCGGCCACGGCGCGCATTCTGCTGCTGCCGATGGGTGCCATCGACACCCGAGACGGCCGTCATTTCCAGCTGGACGATGAAGCGCACGCCGCCGCTGTTGTGGCGGCCTCGCGGCGCTATGCCGGGCGCCGCGATATCCCGGTTGACTATGACCATCAGCTGGTTTTCGCCGTGGGCAAGGACAAGGGCGGGCGCGCGCCAGCGGCGGGCTGGATCAAGCCCGAGACGCTGACCGTGACAGCCGCCGGCATCGAAGCTGATGTGACCTGGACGACCACGGCCGCCGAGGCGCTGGCGCGGCGCGAATACCGCTATTTTTCCCCCACCTTCACCACCGACAAGGCCGGCCGGATCACCTCGATCCGCTTTGGCAGCCTTGTGAATGACCACGCGATCGACGCGCTGCCGGCCATCGCGGCCGCCTCCATTCCCGACGTGAACCCGCAGGAGACAGACGTGAATTATGCCAAGATTGCCGCCGCCCTGGGCTTGCCGCCCGAGGCGAGCGAGGACGATATTCTGGCTGCCATCACCGCGATGGCGATGCCCAAGGCGATGATGACGGCGGCGGCCGCGCAGTTCGGCCTGGCCGAGACGGCGACCGCGCAGGAGATCGTGACGGCCGCCACCGCCACTGCCGCTGCTGCTGCCGCTGCTGCACCGGCTGAGCCGGACCCGGCGAAGTACGTGCCGATCGAGGCGTTCAATGATGTCAGCGCCCAGCTCGCCACCGCAAGTGCTGCCGCCCAGGCGGGCGAGGCCGAGCGCCTGGTCACCGCCGCAGCGGAGGCCGGCAAGGTCTCCCCGGCGCTGAAAGGCTGGGCCACCAATTTCGCCGCCACCAACATCGATGGCTTCAAGGCCTGGGTGGAAAAGGCGCCGGTCATCGTCGCGGCCGGCGCTGTGCCAGCCGAGCAGCTCAACGCCGCTGCCGCCGGCTCAGGCGGCGATGGCCTCACCGACAGCGAGCGCGCTGTCATCAAGCTCACGGGCGTGACGGCGGACGCCTTCATCGCCGCCAAGAAGAAGGGGATTTGATCCATGGCTGCACTGACCACCACGCGTGACACGCCGGAACGCGGCGGCATCAACCGGGCGCCTGGCGTCGCGGCGGACGCCGTGATTTTCGCCGGCTCGCTCGTCTGCCTCAACGCCTCGGGCTTTGCAGTGCCGGGCGCTGTCGCCACCACGCTTACCGCCATCGGCCGCGCCGAGGCGAGCGTGACCGGCACGGCGACCGCTGGCGAAGTGACCGTGCCGGTGCGCTCGGGCGTCTTCCGGTTCAGCAATTCCACCGCCGGTGACCTGATCACCATCGCCGATATCGGCGAGGATTGCTTCGTGCTCGACGATCAGACGGTGGCCAAAACCGATGGCACCGGCGCGCGCAGCCGGGCCGGTGTGGTGGTCGATGTCGACACCGCCGGCGTCTGGGTTCGCATCGGCCTGCGCGGCTGACCCCCTTTTTTCAGGAGACTGACCAGTGATCATCAATTCCGGCAACCTCAAGACCCTCGGCACCAGCTTCAGCGCGCTCTACCAGGGCGGGCTCGGCATCGCGCCGACCGACCATCAGATGGTGGCGATGACCGTGCCCTCCACCACCGGCCAGAATGAATATGGCTGGCTCGGCAAGTTTCCCAGCGCGCGCGAGTGGCTGGGCGACCGGGTGGTGCAGAACCTCAAGACGCACGACTACACGATCAAAAACAAGGACTACGAGCTGACCATCGGGGTCGATCGCAACGACATCGAGGACGACAATATCGGCATTTATTCGCCGATGTTCGAAGAGATGGGCGCTTCGACCGGCTCCAAGGCCTGCGAGCTGGTTTATGCGCTCCTCAACGCCGGCTTCGACACGCTGTGCTACGACGGCCAGAATTTCTTCGACACCGACCACCCGGTCATCCTCGAAGACGGCACGGCCGGCACGGTTTCCAACAGCGGCGGCGGTGCGGGCACGGCCTGGTTCCTCGCCGACCTTTCGCCCCAGCGCCGCCTGAAGCCGCTCATCCTGCAGATGCGCAAGGACTGGGAGTTTGTCGCCCGCGACAACCCACAGGACCCGAACGTGTTTGACCGAAAGGAGTTCAAATATGGCTCCGATGCGCGGATGAACGTGGGCTTCGGCTTCTGGCAGATGATCTACGGCTCGAAGGCGACGCTCAACGAGGCCAACTTCAAGGCGGCCTACGCAGCGCTCGAAGGCATGAAGGGCGATCATGGCCGGCCGCTCGGCCTCAAGCCGACGCACCTGATCGTGCCGCCCTCGCTGCGTGCCACGGCCACCGAGCTGCTCACCAACGAGCGGCTGGCCAGCGGCGCCACCAACACGACGCGCGGCTGGGCCACGCCGTTCGTCACGCCCTGGCTGGCTTGATCCATGAACCTCGGTGTCCTCCGCATCGTCTCGGCGCGCTGCCCGTATCGGCGCGCCGGGGTGAGCTTCGAGCCAAACGGCGCGCACAGCTACGGCGTCGCGCTGGTCGAGCGTGACGGCCTGCCCGAAGACCCGTTCGAGGCGGAGAAGGTGCTGGCTGCGCTACTGAGTGATCCGCACCTCGATGTGATGATCGGCGAGACACGCGACGGGCCTTTCGTTCCGCTGACGCTGGCGGACTTCGAGCCGAAAGGCCAGCCTGAGCCGGCGCGCGGCACGATCGAGATTGTGGGTGAGCACGCCCGGATGCTGGCCGAGCAGCGCCGCGCCCAGGATGCTGGCCCGATGGGCGACGAGCCGCCCGCCACCGAAACCCCGCCCGCCACCGAAACCCCGCCTGCTCCGGCAACAACAGCCGCAGCAGGCGAGGCCGCTCCCGCTGCCGCCGCGCCGCCGCCCGTGAAGCCAAAGGCCCCCGAAACGCCAAAAGCCATCACGAAGCCGCGCGCCGGCAGCGGCAGCAAAAAATAACCACCGCACCTGCGAGTGCCAACGAAGGGTGAAGCAGACGCGTGAAGATCAAGCAGCCCTTTGAGACGCTTGCCTTGGGGCTCGGCTTTTCGGAGCCGATGGCCAGCGTTTCGGACGTCGCCGTCACCCCGCGCGGGCTGGTCGCTGCCGGTCCGGCGCTGGTGGCCGGCGCGCCGGTGGTGGACGGGCTGACAATCACGCTGCCGCTTTCTGGTGGCACCGACGGCGAACGCTATCTGATCACCGTGCAGGCCGCCGCTGCCAGCGGCGAACTGCTGGAGCGCGAGGCCGAAGTGGCCGTGGTCGATCTCAGTTGGGCGGTGCCCGAGGGCGGCACCAGCTACCTCACGGTCGCCAGTTTTGTCGAGCGCACCGGCCTCGATCTGGCGGTGCGGATTTCTGACACCGAGGGCAGCGGGCGGATCGAGGCGGCGCGGCTGGGCAAGGCGCTGGCCGATGCCTCGGCCGAGGTGGAAAGCTATCTGGCGGCGCGCTTTGCCCTGCCCATCGCGACGGTATCCCCGCTGCTTGAGGGGCTGGTTTTCGATATTGCACTCGCGCGCCTGTGGACCGGCGACGCGCCTGAAAGCGTGCGCGACCGGGCGACGGCAGCAACAGCGCGGCTGCGCGATCTGGCCAAGGGGCTGATCACGCTGCCGGGTGCGGCCGCACTCACGCCCGCCGATGCCTCGCCGGCGCCGGTGCTGACCGACGTCACCCAGGGTGCCTTTTTCAGCCGTGACCGACTCCGGAGCTTCTGATGCTGGAATTCACCTTTTCCGACGCGCTGACCCCGCGCCTGCAGGCGGCGGCAGACGCGCACCTGGACTTCACCCCGGCGCTCGCGGCGATCGCGGACGCCATGCGCACATCGACGCTGGAGAATTTTGCGCAGGAGCGCGCGCCGGATGGCACGCCCTGGCAAAAGAGCCTTCGCGCCGTGATTGAAAGCAACAAGACGCTGCATGACACCGGCAATCTGGAAAGCTCGATCGCGGCCGACAGCGATGCGACGCAGGCTGTTTTTGGTGTGAGCAGCGACAGCGGCGCGCAGATCTATGCCGCGATCCACAACAATGGCGGCACCATCCGCGCGCGGGCGGGCAGCGCCTTGAACACGCCGTTCGGCCCGCGCGCCTCGGTGCGGATGCCGCAGCGGCAGTTTCTGGGCTTTGGCCCTGATGATGTGGCGACGGTTGAAGAGCTGCTGGTGGCGCACATCGAGGCGGCTTTTGCGGGAGGCGGCGCGTGAAGTTGTCCGCAGTCATCGGACGACTGGCCGACATCGAGGGCGTGCGCGCGGTCGAGGATGTGCTGGCCGTGGCCGATCTGGCGACGAGCGCTGTGGCGATGCCGGCGCTGTTTGTCATTCCCGCCGGCGAGCAGTCCGGCGACATCCAGGAGGGCAGCAGCGTCACCGTGGTGCAGACCGTCATCAGCTTTGACGTGGCGATTTTGCTGAGTGCGGCCGCCGCGCGCGGGCGCAACCGCGACGAGCTGGAGACCATCAAGGCGGCGGTGATCGAGCGGCTGCTTGGCTGGACGCCCCAGGGCAGTGCGGGTGAAGCCTTTCGCCCGGTGGTGCCGGTGAGCGGGCGGCTGGCCGAAGCCGCCGGCGGGCGCGTGCTCTGGGTCCATCGTTTTCGCACTGTCACCAACCTCAGGAGCCTCTCATGAGCCGCAAATCCTCCACGTCACCGGCCGGCCCGAGCTGGTTTGACCCGGCGCTGCACTTCATCGGCACCTTCGGGATCCACGACCGCGCCACCGGCGCGCTGCTCGATGCCCAGGGCCAGCCCGCCTCACCCGCCACCCACGCTGCGCTGGCCAAAATCCGGCCCATTTCTGTTGCCCCCGCTGCCGCAAATCTCGCCGCCTCTGCGGCGGGCGAACCAAAGGAGTAATCCCCGATGAGCGTGCCCGATATTTCCATCCTGCTGGCCAAGGTTGAAACCACGCCCGGCACCTATGCAGCACCCGTGGTCGGCGCCGACGCAGTGACCGTGTTCAACTATGAGATCACGCCGGTTGAGGGCGAGAATTTCCGCCGCTCGATCGACCTGCCCTTTGCTGGCGCGCGGCCTTCGCAGCGCACCGCCGTGCGCGCCCGCCATGCCTTTTCGGTGGAACTTTCAGGCGGCGGCACAGCCACCGGCGTGCCGGTGTGGGCCAAGCTGCTGCGCGCCAGCCTGTTTGGAGCGCCAGTGGTGGGCGCCGACAGCGTGTCCATTCCACTGATCAACACTGGCGACGGCGACGCGCTGTCGATCTCGGGCTGGAAGGCCAATGCCCGGCACCGCGCCGCGATGGTGCGCGGCAACGCCGTGCTGGAATTTGTTGAAAAGGCACTGCCCAGCCTGCGGCTCGATCTGCTGGGCCTGATCGAGGGCGCCGCCCCGGCTGATGCCAACACCGCCGGCACGCCGACCTACGACGCCTATCCAGCGCCGGTTGAGGTGAACGCCAGCAACACCGCAATCCTGCTCGATGGCTTTGAGCTGGGCTGCCGCAGCTTCACCCTGGACATGGGCATGAAGACCGAGTTTTATTCGACCACCGGCGGCCGGGCGATCATCTTTGGCAAGGCCGAGGACGGCGATCGCCGCTCGCCCGGCGGCACGATCGTGGCCGAGCTGCCCGACCCGAGCGTGAAGGAATATTTCACCGCCCTGCTGGCCAACACGCCGCTGGCTTTCAGCCTGGTGCACGGGCTCACGGCGGGCAACATCATCGAGATCGAGAGCGCCAAGCTGGTGCTGGAAGACATCAGCTACACGGTGGAGGCCAACCGATTGTTCATGAACGCCACCTTCAAGTTTGTGGCAGACGCGGCCAACAACGACTTCACGCTGGTCACGAAGTGATGAGCGGCTTTCAATTCACCAAGAATGCCACTGTGTGGTGGCCGGTGCGCTGGCTGGAGCCGGTGGACGGCGGCGGCACGCGCGAGGTCGAGATCGAGCTTCGGTTCAAGCGGCTGACCAGCGAGGCGGCCGAGGCAGCGCTCAAGCTGCCGAACGCTGCATTTCTGGCCGAAGTGGCCACCGGCTGGCGCGGGATCAGCGACGAGGCCGGCGAGCCGGTGCCGTTCACGCCCGAGTGGCAGGCGCGCTGGCTGGCCATTCCGGCGGTGCCCGCAGCGCTGGGGCGGGACTGGATGGCCTGTGTGCGTGCCGAGCCGGAGACGCGCCTGGGAAACTCCGCCGGTTCGGCCTCTGGTGGGCCGGCGGCGGCCGAACCGACAGCCGCGCCGCCGGCTACGGCGAAGGCTTGAGGCGGGCCTACGCCCAGGCAGGGATGGCGGCGGCCGATATCGAGGCGCTGCTCGCCACCCAGCTGGCCAAACGGCCTGCGGCAGATGTTGTCGAGCTGCAGGAAGATGATGAGGGGCGGGCGGCGAGCCTGTTTTTGGGAATGCAGACGCAGTGGCATTTTGCCAGCGCCGGGCTGATCGGCGGCAGTGGCGGCGGAGCGATCCGCGCCGGCCTGCGCTACGAGGCGCTGCCGGTGGTGGCGGGCGCGCACGGCGTGCAGCTGGACAGCCGGGTGCTGGCCGATCTGGCCGAGATTGAAAGTGCGGTGCTGCGCGCCGATGCGGATGCTCGCAGCGGGGGGGCCCGCAAATGACCGCTGAATACAGGCTTCAGGGCAAGGTTTCGGTTGATGGCGGTGCGGCCGCCGCCCAGCTGAAATCGCTGGCCACAGATGTGGTGCGCGCCAAGGACAAGGTGAAAGAGACCGGGGCGGCGGCGCGGGAGGCCGCGGCGGGGCTGCGGGCGCTGGAGCTGGCAGGGCAAGGGGCGAGCACCGAAGCGGCACAGCTGCGGGAGACCTATCAACGGCTGGCGGCGGCCGAGGTCATTCTTGGGCAGGAGGCGGCGCAGGCAGCAGCACAGATGCGCGGGCTGGCTTCGGCCAGCGCCAGTGCCGCGCCCTCGCTTGGCCAAATCCGATCGTCAACCGCGAACCTTGGCCAGCAGTTTGGCGATATTGCGCAGGGCGTGGCGGCGGGCATCTCGCCGGTGCAGATTTTTGGCCAGCAGGCCGGGCAGGTGGCGTTTGCCGTGTCGGGACTGGGCGGCACTTTGGGGTCGGTTGGCGCGTTTCTAAGCGGGCCTTGGGGGGCCATTTTGCTGGGCGCCACGGTGGTGGCGGCGTCGCTGGGATCGGCGCTGCTGGAAAGCGGCAACGCGGCGGAAGAGGCGGCAAAGAAGAAGGAGGATCAGCGCAGCGTTACGGAGCGGCTGGCCGAGGCGATGAAGACCCTTGATGCCGCGACCGGATTTTCCAATCGGAGCGCGCGCGAGGCGAGCGAGGTTGCCGAAGCGTCGGCCGCAGCGCTGCGTGAAGAGGAAGCGGCGGCCAATGCGGCGGCGCGGGCGCTGCTGAACCGGGCACGCGCGGCCTTGCAGGATGAGCGGCAGGCCTCTGTTGGCACGCGCAATAGCAACTTCGGGCTGAACACGGTGAACGACAACCGGGCAGCCGAGCTGGACCGGCAGGAAGCCGGCCTTGATGCCATCGACAAGCGCATCGCCGCCGAGGCGCGGGCCAGCGCCAGCTCGGCCGCCTATGGCCGGGCCACACGCGCCGCCGAAGCCGCGACGAGCGCTGCTGCCGCCGCAGACCAGAGACTGGCGCAGACCAAGCGCGAGATCAGGGACGCGCTTGACGCCGGCCGGATTTCGGAGGCGCAGGCGACGGCGCAAATTGGCGCTGCCATCCGCGCGCGAGACGCGCAGGCGCGGTCTACCAAAGATGTGGAGCGCGCCACCAAAGCCACGTCGCAGGCTGTGCAGGCGCTGGCCAAGGAAAATCGCGCCCTGATTGACCAGTTTGCCCCGGCCACTGCGGCGGCGCTGAAATATGCCGATGCGCTGGCCGAGATTGAAAAGGCCAAGGCGCGCGGGCTGATTTCGGCAGACGAGGCGGACGCGGCGCGCCGGGGCGCCTTTTCCGACCGGATTGGCTCGTCTGTCGCCGATACTGCAAGGGGGCGTGCAGCGCTCCGGGGCCGCTTAAGCAGCAGTGGCCAGGACATCATCGACGGCCGCGATGTCGAGGGGCTTTCCAGTGAAAAGGGCAGCCTGTTCAAGTTCGACCTCGAAAATGAGCTCAAGCGCGCCGGCCTGGCCACCGGCGAGAAGGTTGGCGAGGGGTTTTCACGTCGCGCGCTGACTGAGGCTGTGGCGATCGGCCAGCTGATCGGCGGGCAGCTGGGCGGCATTGTTTCGACGATTGGCGGGCTGATCCAGGGCGCGCAAACGGGCAATTTTACCGGCGTGGGCGGGCGAATTGGTGGGGCGTTGACCCTGCTTTCGGCAGGCGGTCGGGGGCTGTCGGCATCGGGTGATCCGCTGAAGGGCACCTTTGGCATCAGCGACGAGAGCGGCTTTGGTGCTGGCTTCCGCGAGGTGTTCACCAAGCCGCTGGAGAGCCTGACAACGAAGCTGGGCAGCGCCTTTGGCCGCAACAGCGATTTTGCCAAGAGCATCGGCAAGGCAGCGGGCGGGGCGGCCCTCGGCTCGGCGGTGGGCGAGCTGGGCGGCGCGCTGGGGCTGAACGTGTCGAAAACCGGCTCGACGGTCGGCGGGGCTGTCGGGGGGGTTGCAGGAAGTATTTTCGGGCCGGCCGGCGGGGCTATCGGCAGTGTTCTGGGCGGGCTGGCTGGCGGGCTGATCGGCGGGCTGTTCAACAACAAGTCCGGCTCGACGACGGTGAGCTCGAGCGGCGACGGGCGGATTGGCCAGAGCGGCAGCGGCAATGCCTCGATCCAGCGCGCCACGGCTGGCCTTGGCACGACGATTTCGGACACAGTGCAGGGCATCGCCGACGCGCTGGGCGCCGAGGTGGGGGCCTTTTCGGTGTCGATCGGCAAGTTCCGCGACAATTTCCGGGTGGACCGCACCGGCACCGGCAAGATCCGCGGCAGCACAGTGACCGGCACCAAGGACGAGCGCGAGGCGCTGAGCCTGGCGGTGGCCGACGCGATCCGCGACGGCGCTATTGTGACCAGTCCGCGCGTGCAGTCGGCGCTCAACAAATACGCCGACAACGTCAACAAGGCGGTGGCCGAGGCGCTGAAAGTGAAGGGGCTGGAGGACCTGCTGGCCAACCGCGACAACCCGTTTACCACCACCTTCCGCGACCTTGAGCTGACACTGCGCGACCGGGTGCGGGTGGCGCGGGACTTTGGCTTTGATGTGCTCGAGATCGAGAAGATCAACGCCGAGGACCGCAAGCGGCTGCTGGAAGAAACGCTGGCGCAGACCACCGGCAGCATCAAGGCGCTGCTCGCCGACCTGACGATCGGCAGCCGGGCCACCGGCTCGATCGGCGAGCGGCTGGCCGGGCTTTCGGCCGAGCGCGACCGGGTGGCCGGGCTGGCGCGCGGCGGCGACACCAGCCAGCTGGACGTGCTGGCAGCGCTGGTTTCGCAGATCGACGATTTGCAGCGCGAGGCCTTTGGCGCAACGGCACCGGCGGCGCAGGGGCGCGACGAGAGCGTGGCGCTGTTGAACGAGCTGGTGGCCAGCACCGAAGCACGCATCCGCGAGGCGGCCGAGGCGGCGCGCGGCGACACGGCTGCCACCAACGATCTGCTGCGCGAGGCCAATTTCAGCCTTGACGATCTCGTGAACGGGGTGAGCCTGACCAACGCGCAGCTGCAGCGGCTGATCGAGGCGGGCGGGCTGACCGGGCCGTTTGGCGGCTACGGCCTCAACTTCGAGTTTGCCCGCTGATGAGCCGCACGCTGCTCATCGAGTGCAGCCCGCGCCGCGCCTCGGACGGGGCGGTGCAGACGCTGCGGCTGGTTTATAATGCCCGCCAGCGCGGCGATTTTCTGGGGGCGCAGTGGCACCCGGTGGTTTTGCAGCCGCCGGTGTTCGACGTGTCTTTGGGTTTTGACGGCGAGGCTTTTGGCGCGCGGCCCACCCCGCAGGTGGGTGAGCTGGCTTTTGCGCTGGCTGGCGGGGCCGCGGGGGCTGCGGCGCTGGTGTGGAAAGGGGCGGCCGTGACGGTGCGCCAGGCGCTGTGGCCGGCGGGCGCTGCCGATGCTGCCGACGGCGACTTTACGACCGTTTGGACCGGCGAGGCGGAGGAGCTGGCGGCCAATGCAGGGGAGGCGCGGGTGCGGCTGCTCGATGCCGGCAAGGTGCTGCGCGAGCCGCTGATCAAGCTGAAATGGGGCAGCACCGGCGACGCGCTTCTGGACAGCGCTGACGCAAAAAAGGACCGCGCTGCCGATGATGTGGTGCCGATGGCCTGGGGCCAGTGCTTTTCGGTGCCGGGCACGCTGGTCGACCGGCTGAACAATATCTGGCTGTTTTCGGGGCGGCCGGCGAGCAGCGTGGCGGCCTTTTATGATGGCGGCGCGGCGTTCACGCTGGGCACGGCCCGCGCCAGCCTCGCAGCACTTCAGGGCAATGTGCCGGCGCGGGGCGCTGTGGATTATTGCCTCGATGCGGCCGGCAAGCTGCTCGCCCGGCCGTGGGACCAGCCGGTCTATCCCTTCACCGCTGATGCCACTTTTGGCGCCACGGCGGCCGCCGATATCGCCGCAGCGATGGTGGCGGCGCGCACCAGCCTGAGCTTCCGGGCCGGCGCTGTGGCGGCCTTCAACACTGCTCAGGGCGCTGCCTGCGGGATTTATGTGGCCGACGAGCGGACCATCGGGGCCGCACTCGACCAGCTGTTTTCGGGGCTGGGCGCGTGGTGGAAGCTGCGCGCCGACGGCACGATCGATCTGCGGCAGTGGGGCTTTGCCACCCCGGCGCTGACCGTGGCGGCGGCAAAGCGCGGTGCGCCGGAGCGGCTGCGCCTGCTGCCACCGACGGGCCGCCGCGCCATCGGCTTTGCGCGCAACAACCGGGTGCACCAGGAGAGCGAGATCGCGCAGATTTTGCTGTCGGACCGGCTGTCCTACGCCGACGGCACGCCGATCGAGGATCTGCGCCCCGGTGAGGCGGGCGCGACGCTGGGCGACAATCTTCAGCTCAATTCGCGGCTAGAGACCGACCTCACCGGCTACAATCCGGCCGGCTTTTCGATGGCGCGGGTGCAGGGCATCAACGGCCCGCCGCAGCCGTGGGTGCTGCAAACCACGGCCGGCAGCAGCGGCGGTGGCGAGTTTCAGTTCCCGGAAAGCCCGGTGGCCGGCGGGCAGCCGGTTTCGACCAGCATCTGGGTGATGCGCACCGCAGCACTCACCACGTTTCAGCTCGCGGCCAACCAGTTCAACGCGCTGACGGGCGCCGGCATCGGCCCGGTGGGCGGCACGATTTCAATTGTGCCGAGTGCACCGAACGTCTGGCAAAAGTTCACTGTTCCCACCGCTTCGCTGCTCACTGAAGCCGGCTCGATGAAGTTGACCCTGCAAAACATGACCGGCAACGCCGGCACTGTGCAGGTGGCTTCTGGACGCATCGGCTACACGGTTGCTGGCGCCGACCCGACAGCGCAGCAGCCGATTGTCTCGCAGCTTGATCCGGCCAGCGGGCTGGCGCTGCCGGGCTTTCAGCCGGCGACAGGCGGCGTGTTCGACCGTTTGGCGGCGACCGGGCTGGCGCGCAACGGCGACGCGGTGAGCTTTCCCAGCGCCCTGCCATATCCGCCGCGCATCCAGCTGTTCTACGGCGGCGCGGCAGCCACGGCCGGCCAGAACATCGCGGTGCGCGCCGAGGCGATCAGCGCCAGCGGGTTCACGCTGCGCGCGGTGTCACAGTCGGTCACGGTGGGAGCGCTGTTCAATGATACCGGCGCCACGGCTGGCGGCGGCGGTGAGCCCGATTTCATCATCAACCGCAGCAACGGCAGCGCGGTCTGGAACAACAATTTCGACTTTGGGTTCACGCTCGATCCCGGCCCGTCGCCGCCACCCTTTGCCAGCGGCGCCACGGTGGCTTTTTATGTGCGGCAAGGCGGCGCCTGGGTGGAGGCGGCGCGCAGCGTTGGCCTGATTGCCGAAGAGGCGCAGTTTTACTCGAAGTCGATCAGCGCCGGCGCGGTCGATTTCGGGGGCGGCTCGGAATTCGGTGTCAGCCTGATTTCGGCCGGCAGCCCGCCTGTCTCGCTGGCCTTCAACCGCGTGATCTACCGACTAGCCACGGTAACTGAAACCGACCTCACGCCGTCCGCCAGCGCCGAGCCGATTGCCTGGGCGGCCTATACATGAGCGCGTTGGACGACCTTCCCAGCCGCCAGAACGGCCGCCTGACCGAGCTGCAATGCCCGGTGTGCGCGACATGGCGCGCGGCATTTCTGCTCACCCCCACGCCGCCGGAGCGAGTGGCCGAAGTCGGGGAAGCCGAATGGGTTTGCGATGTCGAGCGGTCCCGCTGGACCCGGCAGGCGGTGGCAGCGGCCGAGCTGGCGGCGGCCGAGGCGCTGCCGGCGGTGAAGGCCGCGCAGCGGGCGCTCATCAACGCGGCGCGAGACGCGGCGCGCGATGGCGGGGCGCTCACCAGCTTCGGCGTTTTCGACAGCAACCATGAAAGCCGGACGCTGATTGCGGGTGCCGTGGCTGTGGCGCGCGAATTGCTCGATGCGGACCTGCCGTTCACCGAGGACTGGACGCTGGCAGACAATAGCGTCGTGACGCTCAGCGGCGAACAGATGCGCCAAGCGGGCGTGGAGGTGGGGCTGCACGTCTCGGCCATCTTCGCCCGCGCCCGCGTGCTTCAACAGCGGATCGAGGCCGCCGAGACGGTCGAGGCGGTGCGGGCTGTGGTCTGGTCGCTGGAGGACGGGGCATGAGGCGGCTCTTCGCCTGGCTGGCGCTCATGGCCACCGCACTTTCGCAGCTGCTCAACGTGTTTGTGCGCGGGCCGCTGATGGTTTTTTTCAACGACGGCCCGCCCGATCCTGATGAAACGCTCTCTTCGGTGCTGGGCAGGCGGGCGGCTGATGGCCGGCGCTGGGCCGGCGTGGCGGCCTTTGTTGTGGACGTGATCTATCTGCCCGTTGAGGGCTGGCGGCTTGGCCATTGCGCCCGCGCCGCCGCAGCGTTTGCGGCCAGCCGGACGAGGCCGGGCGCATGACCGCTGCAACCATCACTCGCGCCGAGTTTTTGAAAGCCGAGGAGCGCTCGGTGGCGGCGAGTGCGGCCGGCGTGCAGGCGGCGTGGGGCACGTTGGCGCGGGACACGGCGCAATCCTCCGCGCTGGCGCTGGAGGCCGCTGCCAGCGCCGAGGCCAGCCGCCAGCTGGGGCTGCTCGATGAGGTTCTGGCCGAGGACAGCGTGGTGATCGAGGGCGTGCACTTCGACCTGGAGGGCGAGACGGTGCGGCTGAGCTACCTGCGCCCCGACGGCGGGCGCTATTTCGGCGCGGCGGCCGACGAGGTGGACCTGCTGGTGGTCAGCGCCAGGGTGGACCTGCGCGCCGGCACCACGCAGCTGCGCGGCTTTGTGCGGCCATGAGGGAGAGCGGTTCATGAGTTTGGGCTTTATTTTGCGCCCCTATTCGCTGGCGGCCGCCACGCTTTCGGCCGGTGCCATAAACGGCATCGCCGGGGCTTTTCCAGTGTCGTCGCTGGCCGACCCGCAGCCCAAGGTGGTGGTGCGCTCCAACGCCGCTGGGGCAGCACCGCACCAGCTTTCGGTCACGGTGGACTTCGGCGCCGACGTGACGATCGACACGGTGGCGGCGATGTTCTGCAACGTCGGCTCGGGCTCGACCTGGACGGTTTATGCCACGCCTGCGGCCGTGGGCGCGCCGTCGGACACAGCGCCCTATCAGCTGGTGGGCACCGGCTTTGGCCAGGCGCCGGCTGTGCCCGGACGTCTGCGCCACGCGCTGTGGGCGGGCGTTGCCGTGTCCGCCCGCTGGCTGCGGGTTTACATCACCCAGCCCAACCTCACGCCCGCCTTCATCAGCCTGGGCCAGCTTCTCGTGGGCGCGCGCTGGGAGCCGGCAACGCTGTTCGGGAATTTCGAGCTGGGGGCGGCGCGCAGCATCGATGATCGGTCGGTGAAGCGCAGTCTGCCGGGCGGCGAAACCCACGCCGAGCGTGGCGCGCGGGTGCCAGGATTTTCGGCCGTCTGGTCCAACATCAGCCACGCCGAGATGCGCGTGCTGTGGGCGATCCTCGCCGATCTGGGCGAAAGCGCGCCGCTGTTGATCGTCGAGGACCCGACTGCGACGGCGGGCCAGAACGAGGCGATGCACTACGGCATGATCGAGCGCATCGAGACGATCGAGCGCACACAGGCGGACAAGAACCGCCTGGAGCTGAGCATCCGGGAGATGCTGTGATTTTCCCCGCCCGAAAAGCGGGGGGACGGGGCGCGCCAACGCCCCGAACCGAGGGCTGGCACCCTCACCTTGGCTGTGCGCGCACGGCCTCAGTCCCCGCACCCGAGCTCGGGCGGGGCAGATACTGGCAGGTAAACCATCATGGAGTCTTGGGAATTACGTCCGATCCAGCCCGTTCGGCCGGTCGCCCCGTGGATCGGCGGCAAGCGCGCGCTCTCAAAACAGCTTGTTCAGCTCATCGGGCAGACGCCGCACGGCCTTTATGCCGAGCCGTTCGTGGGGATGGGCGGCGTGTTTCTGCGCCGCGATCGCCGGCCGCGTGCCGAGGTGATCAACGACATCAGCGAGGATGTCACCACGCTGTTTCGCATCCTCCAGCGCCACTATCAGGCCTTTCTGGACACGCTGAAATGGCAGCTCGCCAGCCGCGCCGAATGGGACCGGCTGATGAGAACGGACCCGACGACCCTCACCGATCTGGAGCGCTCGGCGCGCTTCCTCTACCTCCAGCGCCTGGCCTTTGGCGGCAAGGTGACCGGGCGCAACTTCGGGGTTGCCTACGGGCCCTCGCGGTTTGATCTGACCAAGCTGGTGCCGATGCTGGAGGAGGTGCACGACCGGCTGGCCGGCGTGTCGATCGAGCGGCTGCCCTACGCCGATTTCATCAGGCGCTACGACCGGCCGGAGACGCTGTTCTTTCTCGATCCGCCGTATTGGGGCAACGAGAAGGACTACGGCCCTGGGCTGTTCTCAGAGGCCGATTTCGAGCGCCTCAGAGGCCTCTTAGAGGCCGCCGAGGGCCGCTTCATCATGACCATCAACGACCGCCCGGAGACCCGCGAGATGTTCGGCCAGTTCAACCTCCAGCCGGTCCAGTTGCTCTACCGCCTCAGCGGCTCAGCCACGGCAGCCAACGAGCTCATCATCACGTCACCCAAAAGCCACAGCTGAGGGCCGAGCGATGCAAAAAGTTCTCCAGAAGGTCTTGTCCCAAACTCCAAAAGGTCTTGTCCCGCTTCACCCTGCCGACGCAGGCAGACCCAGCTGCTCAGCCCAGCCGGGCTGCCACCAGGGCTTTCAGATCGGCTTCGGGCCGGGCGCCGTAGTGGCTGATGACTTCCGAAGCCGCCACGCAGCCGGCAGCGGCGCAATCGGGCAGCGCGCGACCCTGCACCATCGCGGCCATGAAGCCGCCGGCAAACAGATCCCCCGCCCCTGTTGTATCAAGCTCGC